TTTTAAAGAAATGAATTTGGCGACAATCGCGATAACAAAATCTCGTCTTGGAAAAGATGGGGTTGTGTTTGAGAATTGTAAGTTCAACAATGAACTTCTTGAAATTGATACTGAAAGTTCGGTTACATTCTTAGGGTTTGAAGAACAACAAGAAGAGAAAAAGAGAGATAGAGTCAAAGAGTTGATGGAGAAGAGAAAACAAAAGGAACAACAACAATTATAAAAAACACACAATTAATTATGGAAAAAATTTTAATAGAGAATCCCAATAGATTCGTTATATTCCCAATCGAGCACAATGATATTTGGGAATTTTACAAACAACATCAAGCGGCATTTTGGACTGCCGAAGAGGTAGATCTAACTAACGATATTAGAGATTGGAATAATCTTACTGAAAATGAACAATATTTCGTTAAAAATATTTTATCATTCTTCGCAGCTTCTGATGGTATCGTTAATGAAAATCTTGCAGAAAATTTCTTAAAGGAAGTACAATACCCCGAAGCTAAATTTTTCTATGGGTTTCAGTTGATGATGGAAAATATCCACAGTTTGATGTATTCATTATTAATTGATACATACATATCAAATGAGAAAGAAAAACAATTATGTTTTACTGCTTTGGATAATTTACCTGCAGTTCAAAAGAAAGCTAAGTGGGCACTTGATTGGATTGAAAATGCGTCTTTCCAAGAGAGACTTGTGGCATTTGCTGCGGTTGAAGGTATCTTCTTTTCAGGGTCTTTCTGTTCAATTTTTTGGTTGAAGTCAAGAGGTATTATGCAAGGTTTGTGTAACGCTAATAGTTTGATTTTCAAAGATGAGAATCTTCACTGTGACTTCGCAATTCACTTGGTTAATAACCACTTGGAAACTAAACCATCAGAAAAAAGAATTAAAGAAATTCTATTGTCAGCGTTAGAAATTGAAAAAGAATTTATTACTGAATCATTACCAGTATCACTTATTGGTATGAACTCCAATCTTATGAAACAATATTTGGAATTCGTTACTGATGGGTTGTTGGTTAAATTCGGATGTAAAAAAGAATTTAATGTTGAACAACCATTTAAGTTTATGGAACAGATTGCAGTTGAAACAAAGGGTAACTTCTTTGAGTCAAGAACAATGGAATACCAAAAGGCTAAACTAAACGAAGAGTTATCATTTGATTCTGATTTTTAATTTAATATTTTTATATCTATGATGTCATTAAAAATAAAAAAAAGAGGTGGAGAAGATGTTGCTTTTAATCCTCAAAAAATTTACAACAGAATTAAAAGAGCTGCGAAAGGGTTAACCGTAAACTCTGACGAAATATTCATTAAGGTGATTACATCAGTACCAACTGAAGGTAGTATTACAACAAAAGAGTTGGACAAACTCGTGTATGAAATTGCTGCGGCATATACTGGTAGTCACTATGACTATTCAAGACTTGCATCATCAGTTGCAATTTCATCGTATCACAAAGAGACTGACCCAAGTTTTTCTAATGTTATGCATACATTACACGTTGATGGTATAGTACACGATGATTTGATGGCGAAAATCGAAGAGTATGGTCCGTCAAAAATTGACGAAGTTATTAATCATGAAAACGATTATAATTTTGACTACTTCGGTTGGAGGTCATTACAAGAGATGTATCTATTGAAAACACCTAAAGGAAAAGTTATCGAAAGACCACAACATATGTATATGAGAGTTGCTCTGTGGGTAACTAACACTTTTGAGGAGGCAGTCAAATACTATGAATCATTGTCGAGTCAACGTATTTCTAAGGCAACACCAATTATGATTAATTCAGGAACAAAAGTTCCACAGTTGGCGTCATGTGTATTACACTATAATAATTCTGATTCTAGAGAAGGTTTGTTGAAAACTTTGAATGACATTTCAACATACTCATCAGATGCTGCGGGTATTGGATTATCGATGTCTAACATCAGAAGTAAAGAAAGTCGAATTACATCTTCAGGTGGATTTGCAGGTGGTTTATTGAAGTACTTGAAGATTGTTAATGAATCACTAAGATTCTTTAATCAACAAGGTAGAAGACCTGGTAGTGCAGCAATCTATTTGGAACCGTGGCATAAAGATATTTTCGACTTGTTGGATATCAAAAAGAATACAGGTGCTGAAGAATTGAGAGCGAGAGACTTATTCACAGCATTATGGATTCCTGATAATTTCATGAGAGCGGTTAAGAATAATGAAGATTGGTACTTATTCTGTCCTAACGACATTATCAAAGCTGGTATTAAACCTTTACAAGAGTGTTATGGTGAAGAGTATGAACAAAACTACCGTAAGGCGGTTGACTTGGGTATTGGTCGTAAGGTAAAGGCTCAAGAAGTATGGAGTAAAGTAATTGAATCTCAAATTGAGACGGGTGTTCCTTACTTGTGTGCTAAGGATAGTGCTAACAAGAAAACGAATCATCAAAACATTGGTGTGATTAAACAATCTAACCTATGTAATGAAATTTATCAGTACACTGACGAAAAGACTACGGCAATTTGTACCCTATCTTCAATTGTGTTGAAAAACTTTATTGTTGATGGTAAGTTTGATTATAACCTTCTAATCCAAGAAGTACGAAAGGCAGTAAGAGCATTAAATAATGTTATTGATAAAAACAATTATTCAACAGAAAAAGGTCTTAAAGGTGGTCTTGAACAACGAGCAATTGGGATTGGGGTTCAAGGATTAGCGGACGTATTCTGTCTTATGGATTACGTTTTCACTTCAGATGATGCTAAAACATTGAACAAGAATATCTTTGAAGCAATTTATTTCGCGGCAGTCACTGAGAGTAATGACTTGTGTAAGAAAGGTATTAGAAAACCTTATGAGTTCTTCAAAGGTTCTCCAATGTCAAAAGGTATTTTCCAATTTGATATGTGGGGTCTTAATGATTCTGATTTATTCTTAGATTGGGAAACATTGAAAAAAGATGTTCAAGAATATGGTGTTTGTAATTCATTGTTCACCGCTCAGATGCCAGTTGCATCATCGGCTAAGATTACAGGTTCATTCGAAATGACTGAACCAGCTCACTCGGCGTTATTCAATAGACGAGTTGTAGGTGGTGAAATTATGATTGTGAACAAATACTTGATTAATGATTTTGAGAAGATTGGTATTTGGTCTGAGGATTTGAAAAATGAAATCATTTTGAATGAAGGGTCAATTCAAAATATTAACTTCAATCAGTATCTTGATGTTGAAGATAAAAACTACAACAAAAAAGTTAAAAGGATTGAACACTTGATTCCGAAATACAAAACTATTTGGGAGATTTCACAGAAAGAATTGATTAATATGGCGGCAGACAGAGCACCATTTGTTGACCAATCTCAATCAATGAACATTTATATGTCAAATCCGACATTGTCAAAGATTACTTCATCACATTTCCATTCATGGGAAAAAGGTTTGAAAACTCTTTGTTATTATGTTAGAACAAAGGCAATTTCTACAGGTGCTAAACACTTAGCATTGGATATGTCAAAGGTACAAAAACCAAAACCTGTTGTAGAAGTTCCAAAGGTTGATTACAGTAGTATGAATTTACCACCAAAACCTGAAGGAATTGAAATTGAATGCTTTGGTTGTTCTTCATAATTAAATAATTAATCCCGATATATATATCGGGATTTTTTATTTTGGGCTATTTATAAGGAAAAACAAGGGACTTATATTTATCTTTATGGCGAACGGAGTTACATATGGTATTAATTTTCCATTCAGAGATTCTAGACGAGGTGATTTTTTAGAACTTACTCAGTTAGAAGCTCAACAGGTAAAATCTGATTTAATTCACTTACTTTTAACAAGGAAGGGAAGTAGATATTATTTACCTGAATTTGGTACTAGATTATACGAATTCTTATTTGAACCATTTGATGGTTTGACTTTTGACGCAATTCAATCAGATATTAGAGACGCGGTTCAACAATTTATGCCAAACCTTTTATTAAATCAGATAACAATTACTCCAGCAGACCCAATGGAGGAAGTTGATACTATGATAGGTGAAAATACTATTGGTACAAGTGAATCTCCAATTTATAGATTACCTGGAAAAGGTACTTCAGAATATACTGCAAAAATTAGAATAGATTACTCAAACAACAGATCAACTTTTGCTCAAAGTGATTTTGTTATTATTAA